TTTGGCGACTGCTGCGTTAGAGCAGCTCTATGCGACCACTCAAAGCGATTTGAGCGACGCACTGATAGAACAACAAGCGACGCTTGCTAAAGCCCTTGAAGGGGCTGCTACAGCCCTGTATGACTCTGTTGCGGAAATCAGCACTGAGTTGCAAGAACAAATAGACGATATGGACGGGATGTTCGGTGGGCTAGGAAAGACCCTTGACCAGTTCTTAGGCAAACTACAAAAGATAAAAGACTTTGCTTTTGACAAGTCGCTTGACGCAGCGATGATGCCGGGCGGTTCGTTCGGAGAAGCAGTCGAGACGGCAACCTCTGGGCTAAGAAGCGCAGCAGGTATTGCTATTGACGCAGCGAGTGACGTCGGCGGAGTGCTTAGCTATCTGGACGACAGGATAAGGCTTGCCGAAGGCTACACCAACCTAGCTTCAACTAGCGCCGCTCAAAAAGCCTCAGCCCTAACTAGCTTGGCTGGGTTCAGGTCTACTAGGGACACTCTGGCAGGGGTCAGCGCCGAGTCTGCTGTTGGAACTGTAATTAACATAAATGTCAAGGCCGACAGCTCGCAGTCTCTAGCGATGGTCGGCAAGTCTTTGGGTAACACGCTAACTAAATATGTCACAGGCGGCGGACAAGTCATTGTGAGTCCGGTCTAATGGCAGTCCCAACACCTCTAGTCGAGATTGGCTTCGACCTAACAGGAGGGCGAGGGCCGTTTTTCGTGCTAGACAATGCAGTGAGGGGCAAGCTAGACAACACTGAGTGGCTACTTGGCGGTTTTCTTTTTTATGACGTAACTTCTAAGGTTAGAAGCATTTCAATTCAGCGTGGCAAAAACCGACAGCTTGACCAGTTTGACCAAGGACTTGCGAACGTTGTCTTCAACAACAACGACCGCACTTTTGACCCTGAGTTTGCAGCCTCTCCTTACTATGGGCAGATTGTCCCTAAGCGCCAAATCCGCATAAGCTCCGGAGGGGTCTTGCAGTTTTACGGACTCATTGACGACTGGAACCTGCTATACAATCCAGACGGTGACAGCAGTGCCTCGGCAGCTTGCTCAGACGCAACCTCATCCCTAGCGACGCAGTTTTTACCCCCTAGAACAAACGAAGTCCAACTTTCAGGAGCAAGAATAAACACTATTCTTTCCTTAGCAGGTATTGAATGGCCTATCAACCAAAGAGAAATTGAAACAGGAGCGATGGAACTTGGGGCGGACGTCATCCCTGAGAACACAAACGCACTTGCATACTTGCGAACAATAGAGAAGTCAGAACCGGGTGCGTTCTTTATCTCCAAGTCAGGCTCGGTCGTATTCCGTGACCGTCGAACTCCTGCAACTTCAGAAGGACTTGTCCTTGCAGACGATGGCACTGGGATACCTTATGCAAACATTGTTGTGGAGTATGGCTCGGAGAATCTACACAATGACATTGCATTGACTTCGGCAATTACAGGCACTCAGGCAATCGCTCAGGCGGCAGATTCGATAAACGACTTTGGAGTCTTTTCGCTGAATCAAACAGGGCTGCTTGTAAACGACGACTCCGTGCTTGTCGAAATGTCAAAGTTCTATGCCAACAAATACAAAGAGCCAGAATATAGGTTTAACTCAATCGACATAATCCTTGACCAGAGAACTACAGGGCAACAGGCAGCGATGCTCGCTTTGGAACTAAATGACGTAATTCAAATCAAGTTTACCCCTAACGGAATTGCTCCGGCAATATCTAAGTCCGCAGAAATAATCAGGATTGACCACTCGGTCGACACTGTGAATCACGTCTTGTCACTAGGCTTTGCGACACTCGCCTTTAGTCTGTTTGTCTTGGACGACCCACAGTTTGGTAAGCTAGATAATGGAAACGCTTTGGCGTTCTAATAAGGAGAAATAATTGCCTAGAAAAGTTTGGACTGCCGGGGATGTTCTCGCAGCAGCGGATGTAAATACCTACCTTGGCGACCAAGTAATCTCAGTCTTTGCCGACGCTGCCGCTAGAGGCACTGCAATCCCTAGCCCAGTGCAAGGGATGCTTACTTATCTAGTGGACACTAGCGCTTATGAAAGCTGGGATGGTTCGTCCTTTATCAACATCTCCAACCCCGGAGACATTACAGCAGTTACAGCAGGCACAGGGCTAACAGGCGGCGGCACTACTGGAGATGTCACTCTAAACGTTGATACCGCTCAGTTCATAACTTCTGACACAGTAACAACAGCGCAAGACCTAATAGTTGCAGACGGCGCTAGTTCGGTAACTCGCTTAGGCGTTGGCACAGATGACCAAGTTCTAAGTGTTGTTGCCGGGGAAGTAGCCTGGGCAGATGCAGGCGGCGGAAGTATGACTTTACTCAGTACTACTACTTTGTCTGGGGCTTCTGTTACCTTAAGCTCAATTCCGCAAACATACAAAGACTTGTTGTTAGTAATTAGAAATTGGCAGCCCTCCGATAACGGCAGAAACCCTGCACTTCAGTTCAACGGAGATTCTGGTACTAAGTACCATACACTGCTAAGCCTTTCAACAATAGGAAATTCTTTTACCGAAAGTTCAATTGAGTTACGACCACAAGCTAGCAGTTCAAACAATGATGCTTTTTACATAGCAACCATAAGCGATTATACAAACTCAACTACTTTCAAAGTAATCCGGAGTCAGGGTATTGCAGTTAACCAAGATAATAGTTCAAATAGAAACATAGAAGCAAATTGGGGAGGCTACGAAGTTGTTACGGCTATTACGTCAATTTTGATAAAATCAAGCAACATAAACATAACAGGCGGAACTGCGCTACTTTACGGAGTTAAATAATGACCAATTTAGTAAAGATTGTAAATGTAATCACAGGGGTAGAAATTGAAAGAGTAATGAACGCAAAAGAACTTGCTCAGTATGAAGAAACTCAAAAAGATACTTTACAAAGGGAAGCGCAAAAAGACGCGGCACTTAAATCTAGGCAATCAGGGCTAGAAAAGCTTGCAGCACTAGGTCTAACCCCTGAGGAAATCTCCGCTATTACGGGTGCATAATGTCAGAGCAGATACCGAGAAGCAACACACAGCAGCAGCTATTACTAAAGCTAGTAGGTTAGCAATGGCAGAAGAAACCAACTCATCCGTAAGAATCACAAACGCTCAGGTGTACGAGAAACTGATTGAAGTTTCTAACGTGCAAATTGAGATGGTTGTTGAGTTGCGTGGCTTGAAGTACTTGCCAAGCAAGGTTGCCGACATCGAGAACCGACTGTCAAAGGTTGAGCTTATTGCTCGCCTTGTCTACGGCGTCTACGGCGCAACGCTTGGAGCAGTGGCAGTCGGGTTAGTGAGCCTACTTCGTGGCTAAAATATACAAGCTAAGGAAGTCAAAGTGAGTCGCTTCTCTGACAGGACTGCTGATTGGCGTTTAGTCTATGACGCTAAATACATCACCTCGCACTATGGCGAGATGAGCAACTTTCGCAAAGCAAACGGTATGCAACCGCACTCCGGCACTGACTGGGCTAGACCACTTGGCACACGCATTCCTGCAATCGCCAAAGGTACGATTCGGTTGATTCAATTCTCAGACGTCCTCGGTTGGGTTGTAGTTCAAACTGCGATGGATAAAGACGGGGTTGTCTGGTTCTTGGGTTACTGCCATATGGATGCAAAGCCGGGCTACCGTGTCGGGCAGAAGTTGCGCAAGGGTCAGACTGTTGGAGTGCTTGGCAACACAGGGCAATCGTCAGGCCCTCACGTTCACGTCACGGCGTCAAAGACCCTCAAGGGTGTGTTCGGCATCACAGAGGATAAGGTCGACGTTTACAAGCTAATCCTTGCTAATGTAAAGAAGCCCGTACGAGAGGTTTGCGAATGTTGCAAAAGACCCTTGTAAAGATGTTTGACGGTGTGTTCTTTCTCAAGGACGAACCCGAGTCTGCAACTGGTGCAAGCTGGAAGTTCCGTCGCAAGCTAATCTTCGGTTCTTACCGACTTGGCTTTGCGATGATAATTTTTGGTTCTCTAACTTTCCTTGTTGACCAGTGGGGAGTCGGAGTCACTTTGATAACAGGCGGCGTATCGCTTATCTCAATCATTACGACGGCGTACACTGTTAGCGCATCGTGGCAAGACGGAAAAAACAACAATCAAGATTGGACTAATGGAGATGTTTAGCAAAGAATTTATCAACAGCGCAGGGGAACGAGCAGTCAAAACTTTTGCACAGGCAGGGCTTGCTTTCCTTGGAGGAGGAACCGTCGGACTGTTTGCAGTCGATTGGGTTGGGTTCTTTAGCATCGCATTAGGCTCGGCTTTGCTATCTGTCCTGACCTCAATCATCACAAAGAAGTCACTCTAAGCCGCTTTTTTAGGCGCTTTATCGAACACTTGTTCGCACGCACTCCTGCTGGGCAAGACCTACCAAATCGCTCAGGTGCGACTTTTGTGCTAACCAAGGCGTGGTTGTGGCTGCGCTAGGGGTAGCGTCTGTTAGATAGCCTGCTAGGGCTGTCTCTGTGGTTCTGTGTGTTTCGTTGTTGCAAGGTGTCATCGAACACTTGTTCTAACTAATTATGTAGCTTTTCTAGGGTAATTTTTCGGCGCTCGCTGTAGATTAGACCTGCTAAATTCCGTGTCGTTCGTTCGCTGCCAAGGCGTAAGCCAAGCACTCTGCTTTGACTAGACAGACTCCGCAAAGACGTTTGGCTTCGACTGTAATTGGAAGCGCTGGCCCTTGCTCAGGAAACCAAATATCCGGGTCAAGTTTTTGACAAGCGGTTGTTGTCTTCAAGTCAAGGATTGCCAAGCGCAAATCTTCGTGCTGCTCAGAGGCCCTCATTTTTTAGCTAAAATCTTTAGTGCAATCTTTCGACGCTCCTTGTGGGTAAGACCTCCCCAGATTCCGTGTACCTCGTTTGCAACGATGGCATACTCAAGGCACTCATTTCTGACAGGGCAAGTCTTGCAAAACATTTTTGCAACCCTGTAATCGTGGACTCCTGTCTCGTTATCAGAGAACCAAATCTCGGGGTCGGTTGTCTGGCAAGGTGGTATTGCAGGAGCGTTTGCGATTGCAAGTTTTAGCTTTTCGTAAGCCTGAA